ACCCCGAAGAAGGACACACTCTTACCGACCTTAATGCCGAAGACGCTTCGCGATACCTGTTAGATAATTTCGGGCATGAAGGCTTTGTCGCGCCCGGTAGCGCCGAGCGAATCGCTGACCAAACAGGCATTTATCGTTCTCTTCGCACAGGTGAAGGGGAATTACAAACTGAGGGGGTACAACCCACACCGACTGTGCCTTTGAGACCCGGAAGAGTCAAGTTACACAGCCTTGAAGAGCGCGCGGGTGGTTCGGCCGAACAGTTACTTGACACAGGGGAACACTCGTTCCAACTCAAGGACGGTGGTGACGGATTCATGTCGGACGCTAACCCCGCAGATATGTCAGAATATATACTGCATCAATTAGAAGATATATACAGTCGTTCTGAGGGACCGGCGGCGCCGGGATTGCACGACTTATTGCTAAGACAGCGCGAAAAGCATGACGAAATAGCCGGGGATTATTACCCTAAGTCAGAAGAGTTCGCTTCAAATGAAGACATGCGCCGTTATTCGTTATTGGGGCGTGATATAAATAATAACCATCACGCCATCGCACAGATTCTACCGGGTATGAAAGAATTGGTAGAAAAACAGATGCCCGGTATTTTTGATGCGGAAAAGCACGAAGACGGTATCGGCGAGAATTGGAATCGGTCGTTCGTCAACCACATGGCTCTTGTTGAAATGTGTGAGCGCTATATATTGAATCACCAAACACCGGAGGCGAACAAAAAACTCGGTGTTGAAAGCGGTCAAATAATGAGCCACTCACCGCTACCTGCGCTCACTAATTCTGATGATATTAGAGACCAAGACTTGCACGACCGCATAAGTGAGCATGTGCAGGGTGGTAACCCGAATATGCTTCACCTGTTCCATGATTTTCTCCAACCTAACAGCCAAGTGTTCGGCTCGGAGGAAGGTCGTATTGTTGCCCCCGGTCAAATTAATGAAGACCCTATTGATGACAAAGGTATAGCGCGTAATGCTCTCAAACATGCAGTCGCGCGTATGCAAGTACTGAGGGAAGTTGGGGAATCATTAGACCCTCATAGTACTCAAGGGAAAAGAGGGATTATGCAAAGGTTCAGCAATCTCACCTCCGAACAAGTCAAGCAAGAAATGCTGGATAACCCCGATGATGTACTTGATTCGTTTATGGCAAGATACCCTCTTACTGGGTCTAAAGGAGGTACTAAAACAAAAGCGACCGGTATTCATCCCTTTACAAAAGTTCATGATGATTATTCACATAATGCCGGAGAAGAGGCGGCCGCTCTGAAAAGAGTTCATGACGCTTTCACTCAGTCGTTGCTCGGTACGCAGTGGAAAGCGGCACCTTACAAGGGCAAAAGTGCGATGGTGCGTGCTGGAAGAAAGGGAAAAGTTAGACCCATTTTATCAACCATAGAACAAAACCTCAGACCCGAACTCGTGGAAGCGAACGAAAAGAGCGGACAACACCAAAGGGACGAGCGACAAATGCCACTGAACCGAGCGAATAGCGGTACTCAAACCATAATACCATTGAGCACTTCAAAGGGATTCCTTCGTGGCAACAGCCACCCAACAATACCGTCCTTTGGGGCTGAGTTTGACCACAGGACAGGTATGCCAATTATTCGTAGTAACACAGGCCCAGTAAAAAATACTGTTGATTTGAGACGCCCACATCTATCTCTTATGCGAGAGGCTACCCCCGAACTACAACCGATGGATGATTCGCCCGGTGCGGCCTTGAAGTCTTTTATGGAACATATTGATACTACAATTCGTCTTCACCAAAACCGGGGCATTAAAGAACAAGATGGTGACCACATGCGCACTCACAATATGAGGAGAGGTCGCAATACCACACTCGGTAGTACTGAAAAGGATTTAGAGAATAAAGGTGAGCCGCTTGAGCGTTTGACTTTCCTTGATATTCTCAAAGAGGAAGACGAGGAGAGGGAAAAGGGAGACGCCTCACCGATAAAAGCCGCTCACCGCATTTTTGACCTCTCTGACTTAGAAGACCTGCGCGGGTTTAGCGGAGAATGGATAGTGAACTCGTGGCCCGAAGGTAAGCGAGTGATAATTGAGCGCGATGATGACGATGTCAAAGTCACGGGCGCGACAATCTCCAGTGAGTTAGAAGAATCAGTGAAAGAGATTAACGAAAAGAACTTCGTGGTGGATGCAATTTATGACGGGAAGGTTTTGCATATCGTTGATTTGTTGCGAGTCGCTACAGAAGATGTCACCGAAGAGATGTTAAAACACCGAATGCGTGCGCTCCGTGGTAGTTTTGAGGCTAACGAGAAGGTGAAAACACCGCAACCGATTAACACGCGACAGACGGATGATGAGGGCCTCGCCGATTCAGTAAAAGAAATAGAAGGCGGGCGTATCATGCTCCGTGACTCAGAATCAACTTACATGGAGGGCGAAGCGCGTCATCCAAAATGGGTACTGCTTGACAATGAGAAGCGTGTCAGTGTGATTATTATTGGACAGCGGGGTCAAAATAACCCCGTGTACAGGCTTGGGATAGGGCCAATTACTGACGAGGCTGCCGAGAAACTCGGTAACCGTGCGGCTAAAGTTGATGGTAAGCAGTACATGGATATTGGAACAGCCACCGGTGACGGCTCGTTTGACGAAGGTGACTTCGCTACTGTGAGCGTTGGTAGCGTCTCCCGTAGGGAGCGCGGTGGCGAATCGGTGTATGCTTTACACGGTGCCAAATTACAGGGAGCCGCTGAATCACAGGCGACCGACAGTATAGCCACTCTCGGTATGCTCACTAAGTCGGGAATCCCTCACATACCGCACAGCGTGGCTGTTGAGGGTGTCAAAGTCATAGTATCGCTACCCACTATTGATGACGATGTGATTTACAAAGCCCGCCGACTGGAAAATGAGACAGGCGTGTTACTTGATGTATGGAGAATAGGCAAAGGAGAGTCGTTACAAGGCGATTACCCCGTACGCGTAGCAGAAACACTACGCCCCTGCTGGGAACCGCTCGCCGCGCTGATGCTCAAAGGTGTGGCTAAGATAGATTACGACCCACGCGAATACATGCACGACAAAAAGCGTAAGAAGAAAGCGGAGGTTACACCCGACCCGCGACCGGAAGACAAAAAACCGAAGAAAATTATGCCGAGTCAGTTGCTGAAAGACCCTGTTATCGTCAAGGCGCTGCTCGTTTTGGAAGAATTACTCGCGAAAGAGAAGATGACTTGGACAGGCCCGAAGGGTTTGGCAGTCGGTCTTGGGTCCGAAGATAGCGCGCCACGCGGTCCGACCGAATTAACGCGCCCCGAGACGCTTCCCGACTTCTATCCCGATGGTCGCGAGAAGGAGAAAACCCCCGAATCTGGTAGCAAATCAAAGAAAAATAGTAGTGTTACTACAGAGGAAGGAGAGAAAGCGACCCTTCGTATCACCGATGAAGAGGCAGTGTTAGAATTGCGCGCGGATTAAATACCATAACTTCGCGTGGGGTGAGTCAGTGGTCGCAAGTGCAGTCATGGCAAATCAGCAATCTCCCCTCTTACTCAAGGGGATTGGAGACGACCTCATTGTCGCCGGATACGCGAGCGTTGAACTCGTTGACAAGCAAGGCGACCTCATTACTACAGGAGCGCTCAATGAAGCATTCAGCAAGTTCATGGATAACGCACAATGCAGAAATGTACAACTCGCGCACTCCAATATACAAGTCGGGGAAGTTGTCCCCGAATACACAGACTCCTCCGGGCGCTTATGGAAATCCGAAGTTGACGATAGCGGCATGTTCGTTGTCATTCGGCTTCGGAGTGACATTGAGAAGGCTCGCGAAGTTGCATCCGAGGTGCGAAAAGGCAATCTTAAATCCTTTAGCATCGGTGGACAAGCATTTGAGCGAGTCAGCAAAAGTAGCAAGGAGCGAGGCAGTTACCGGGAAATCCGGCGCATGGAGTTGCATGAAGTAACAATATGCGAGAAAGGAATAAACCCGGAAGCACAATTC